TGGCCCGACACCCCGTCTCTTTTTCACAAAAGCCCCCCCATTTTTGGCCATATTTACAATGCCCAGTCAAACCGACATCGCCACGGCCCTTGGCCTAACCCGCCAACGCGTCTCGGTCCTGGTTAAGCAGGGGATGCCGATTGACTCGGTCGACGCGGCGATTGCGTGGCGTCAGTCTCAGGTCGATGGACGCACCCGGCGCATGGCTGGCGTCACGATCGCCTCGCTCAACGAGCATAGCCTCGACGACATCCTTGGACAGCAGCACGTCCTAGTGGCCTCAGCTCGTACCGCGTACCGTAACGCCATCGAGTCGGGCGACCAGTCGCAGGGCAAACTTCAGACGGCATTTAACCAAGCGCTCAAGACTCTGCTGTCCCTCGAGGACGAGCAAAAGAAGCGTGCCCTGGCTAACGGTGAATATATCTCTAAGGCCGAGGCCGCGACGGCGCTGAAGACTCTGATCGGCGAAATCCTTGCCGCCCTCGACGACTTGCCGACGGACGTGGCAGAGCGGTGCAACAAGGCAAACCCTGCTCAGGCCATCAAGCCCTTGCAGGACTGGGTGCGGAAGACGCGGGAAGCCATCTCAACTAATGACCCTTTCCCCGAAGACGCTTGAACTGGTAGCCCTAGGCCGTGAGGCCATGAGGCCGACGACGAGCGGTGACCCGGTGGAGTGGCTTGAGCGTAACGTCAGCGAGATACCTGACTCGCACCTTAAGGGACCGTTCCGTAACGAGCGGATGCCGTGGGTCGGTGACGCGGTGCGGTATATCGTCCACCCCGAGGTCAGACAGGTTCTGCTACCGTGGGCAATTCAAGCCGGCAAGTCTGCCGCCCTTCGGCTATCGACGGCGTACTTCATCGCCAACGACCCGGGCAATATGCTGATGCTGCAAATGAACCAGGACGAAGCCGACGACTTCTTTCTGCGTCAATGCCGTCCGCTCTTTGATGCCATCCCTGAGGTGGTTAAGCGCAAGAAGCCCGACGATATGCCACGCTCCTCGGTGGGCGATTACCAGCGGATGATTATCTACTGTCGGTCAGCACACACTAAGACGAGTCTGCAACGCATCACGACTAAGTACGTCTTTGGGGACGAGTGTTGGCGCTGGCCTAAGGGGCACATGGAAGAGGCGATGGGACGAACGACGCAGTTCTCTTGGAACAGTAAGCACGTCTTTGCTAGTCAGGGCGGGACGCCCACGGACGACTTCCACCAGCTGCTCGAACAGCCGTCGACGAACATTCACGACTGGTCTTATAACTGCACGAAGTGCAATACGCTCCAGCCCTACGACTGGAGTTTCGTCCGCTTCCCCGAGGACGCTAAGGACGGCGACGAGTGGGACGTGGCTAAGGTCAAGGCGGGTACGACCTACGAATGTCGGTCTTGCAATCATCGCCACACGGACAGCCGCGAGACGCGTTACGAGCTAAACCTTGGCGGGAAGTTTGCACCCCGAGAGCCGGGCAAGTCTATCGAGCGTGTCGGCCTGCACCTCAACGCCCTGGCTATGATGTCTTGGGGCGAGTTAGGTCGGATGATGCTCGAGGCCAAGCGGGCGTCCGTGATCTACGGGGACGAGGAACCCCGCCGCATCTTTAAGCAAAAGCGTCTCGCCCTAGCCTACTCCGAAGAGTCGGGCACCATGCTTGCTCCTGTAAACGCGTCTGACTACGCCCTTGCCGACGACTGGGCAGAGGAAGCGGTCATTACCCCCAAGGCTCAAATCGCCACCCGCGAGAACGCCCCCGCCGGCAGTATCCCGTTCCGAACAATGGGCATCGACGCTCAACGCAAAGGCGGGCTGCACTTCTGGGCAACCGTGCGCCGCTGGAGCCGTAACGGGCAGAGCCGTCTGATGGCCTTTGAGAAGGTCGAGACCTGGACAGGCCTTGACGACCTAGCCCGCAAGCACGGCGTGCATAAAGCCCTAATCGCCGTCGACTCAGGAGACCAGACGCAAGCCGTGTATGCCGAGTGCTGCCGCCGCGGCTGGAAGACCACCAAGGGCTCGCACCTCGACGACTTTGCGGTGACCTCGTCAAACGGACAGACGACCCGCCGCTTTTACTCTGACCCTCAGGCTATGATTGTACCAGGGCAAGCCAACCGAGTGTCGTTTATTGTCTTCTCCGTGCCAGCCGCCAAAGACCTTCTGCATGGCCTACGGGTCCGCAAGTTGCACACCTTCCCCCGTGACGCGGTGGAGGAGTACGCCAAGCAGCTTAACTCCGAGGTCCGCGTAAAGGACAAGCGGACGGGTCGCCCGATGTGGATACTTCCCCAAGGCGTCCTCGACAACCACGCCCTCGATTGCGAGGTCATCGCCCTGCTCCTAGCCGTGCGCTGGGGCGTCGTCGGTCGGGAGGCTACGACCACGGAAGCCGAAGCACCTACAACTTGACACCGTGCCCAACTCTATCACTTTAAATGCAAGCGGGTCGGGGGTTTGTGGGGACCTACATTGGCTTGGAGGTTCGGATCGTTGGCCCTCGGCTCGCCCCCTTTCGTTCCAAGAGATGCAAGTTTAACATGGCATCCGGCATCTTTATCGGCCTCACGGAGTGCGAACTCTTGGCAATCCGCACCAAAGCGGTCTCTATGATTACGGAAGGAAAGACCCTCATGTCCTACTCGGACAGCGGCTCGTCTGCGTCCAAGTCGTTTGCGATGCCCCCGAAGGAGATGCTTGCCGAGGCTCAGTACGCCCTCGGTATCCTCGACCCTCAGCAGTACCCGGGCTCGGTCCGTATGACGGTTGGTCGGACGAATTGGAACAACCCAATCCGTAACTAATTTATGGCAGTCAAAAAGCGTCTACCCATTAAGGCCCGCAAGGGAACCCCGAAGCCCGAGGCCTCCGCTGGTGGCTGGCAAAGCACGGGGCTGACTCGCCTCCGCTTGGGGCAGTACGGCGCCCAACCGCGTGACCTACGCCGCGACCTCTCGCCTTTCGACCGCCTGTCGATGGTCCGTAAGTGTCGCTGGGCCGAACGAAATTCAGGCTTGTTCAACCAGGTGTTAAATGACTTGACCTTGTATACAGTGGGAGACGGTATTAAACATCAGTCCCACGCGTCGACGCCCGAGGCTCGCAAGGCCTATAACGATTACTTCAGCGAGTGGGCTAAAAAGTGCGACATCACCGGACGCTTTAGTTTTGCCCAAGCGCAGAATATCCTGCTCAGGGGAATGCTCCGAGACGGAGATAGCTGGGCAATTAAGACCCGCAACGGTTTTGACGTGCCGAAGCTGCAGATCATGGAGTCGCACCGAGTCGGTGACCCGTTGTCCCCAGAGGTATGCCCGCCCGGTATGCATGATGGCGTTCAGTTCGGCCCCTACGGCGAACTCGCTGGCTACTCAATCTACCGCTCTGACGGCTCGGCCCGCTACATCGTCTCCAACGCGGTAATGCACGTCGTCGACCAAGAGTACGCTAGCGGTGCCCGTGGAGTCCCCATCCTGCAAAGTGCGGTCGACCTAGTTCAAGATAGTATGGACGTGCGTCTCCTCGAAATCCTCGCAATGAAGGATCACGGCGACGTGACAAGGGTGCTGAAAAAGACAGGTGGCTTTATGCCGACCGACATGGGTGCCGAACTCGGTCAGTCCACCCCTCTCACGCAGGGCCAGCAGTACGCGTCGATGGGCGGTAAAATCCTAGCACTCGAGCCCGGTGAAGACCTCCAGCTGCTCGCCTCTAACCGCGGCAGTCAGGCTATCGGCTTCCTTGAAGCGCTTGAGCGGGACATCGTCCGCGTACTGCCTTACGAGTTTGTTTCTGACCCTTCCAAGATTGGTGGGGCATCAGTTCGCCTAGTGACCGCTAAGAGTGCCCGCGTATTCGGGAAATACTCTCAGGTCATTATCACGACCCTCTGTCAGCCGACTTGGGGCTACGTCATCGGTCAGGCCATCGCCAACGGCGAACTCCCCGACGATGAGTCTTGGACTGAAGTGTCTTGGACGACCCCGAAGAGCGTGACGGTGGACGGTGGACGCGACTCGGCTAACGACCGCGAAGACCTCCGCATCGGGCTCCTATCCTTTGCAGAAATCTACAACCAGCGCGGGATGAACTTCGAGGAAGAGGCTGAAATCAAAGCCCAGAACGTCCGCTATCTCTTGGACCTTTCCAAGACCTACGGCGTCCCCTTCGAGACCCTGTCCAATCTGCTAATCAATACCGCTCCTGGTACTGTCGAGCAAACCTCCTCCACCCCTCAGCCTAGCGCTGAAACCGAGACCTCTTCCTAAAATGCGTTTCTTACTCAACGGCCTGAACGGTCGCGAAGCCCTCCTCATCGACCCTGCCAAGGCTAACGATCACCGCGTGCTTGCGGAGAAGTTTGGCTTTACGGATATGCTGGCCCAGCTCTTCGGCGAAGTCCCGAAGGCTTATATCGCCGAGGACGGCACGGGCGTCATCCCGATTGCCGGCGTGATTGGCAAAAGCCTCTCGCCCCTCGAGAAGATGACTGGAGCCGTGGACGTCTCTGACATCTCGGACACCATCGACGAGTACGCGATGAACCCGCAAGTAACCCGCATCGCCTTCCAAGTCTCATCCCCTGGCGGGACGGTGACGGGCGTTGAGGAACTCGCTAACAAGGTCCGCAACATTGCAAAGCCGACGATGTCCTACACCGACACCGAGATGGCAAGCGCCGCCTACTGGGTTGCCGCCGCAGCTGATAAGGTCGTCGCTTCCCCCTCTAGCACCGTCGGTTCCGTGGGCGTCTACATGGTCGTCGCCGACTACTCTGAAGCCGCCAAGGCCGAAGGCATTAAGATGATCGTCATTAAGGCAGGACAGCATAAGGCCATCGGCGTACCCGGTGCCGAAGTGACCGATGCCCATCAGGCTCACCTTCAGGAAGGGGTCGACGAAATCCACGCCGACTTTAAAGGCGCCGTCCTCAAGACGCGTAAGATGGTCAAGGCCGAGGACATGGAAGGCCAAGTCTTCTCTGGCAAGCAAGCCGCCCAGCGCGGTCTCGTGACTGGCCTAGCGGACTCCTTCAATGAAGCGGTCGCCATGTGGGCTGAGAACAGCATCGCCCCTGCCCCTGCCGTTCCTGCCAAGAAGAAGTAAGCCCGTCTCGTTTCCACTATCCGCAATTACAAGATGACTATCGAAGACCAACTCTCGACCGCCGACCTTCTCGCCCAGGCATTAACTGCCGAACGCGACGACCTCCGTGCGACCGTTGAGAAATTGACCGTAGGCGCCGTAGACGAACTCTCTGCCATCAAGGCCGACCTCGTCACCAAGGAAGCCTCCCTCTCTGCTCTCGGTGTCTCCCTCGAAAAGGCTGTCGCCGAGCGTGACGCCTTCGCCGCTAAGATTGCGGAACTCGAAAGCACCAAGGTCTCGGCCTCCAAGGAAGCCGCTAAGATTGCCGCCTCCGTAGGCGTCGAACCGACCGCCATCATCCCCGGCTCCGACAACGTCGCCGCCAAGGTGGACGCTCTCGCTACTTTCAATTCCCTGACTGACCCAGTCGCCAAGGCCGACTTCTTCGCGAAGAACGCTCAAGCCATCTACGCGTCCATCAAGGTCTAATTTTTCTCTCACCCTATCTCACCCAAATAATATAATAAAATGGCCAACTCCCTAGCCGCGGCGCCAGCCGTGCTGTCCGTCGGTGTCATCAAGGCACTCGCTAACCGTCTCCCGATGCTCTCGGGTTTCTCCACCGTCTTCACCTCGTCCGTACAGAACGGCGGAGCGGTTATCCAAGTTCCACTAATCGGTACCTCCACCGCAACGGAGTTCGGCTCTGGCGGTTACCTCACGCAGGACGACGCTACCGTCACCTCCTCGAGCGTCACCCTCAAGCACTTCAAGGTTTCCAGCCGCTTCAGCCCTCTCGACATTCGTCAGTACGGCGTGCAGTTCTTCGCGACTAACTTCGCTGAAACCGCCGCTATCGCTCTCTCCCAGAAGTGCATGACGGAAATCAACAGCCTGATCACCGCCGCTAACTACAGCTCCAACACCGTCACTGGCGTTGCTCTCGGTTACGCTGAAGTGGTCGCCGCTCAGAAGACCCTCGACGACGCCAAGGCTCCTGACAAGCGTGCCCTCGTCCTGAACAATACCTACATCTCTGACCTCCGCTCGGATGCCTCTATCATCGCTGCCTTCCAGCTCGGTGCTAACGTCATCTCGACTGGCTCCCTCGGTACGATTGCCGGCGCTCAGGTCTACCAGTTCTCGAACCTCTCGGGCAACTCCG